TTCTTTATATCCGAGGAACGTATCATGACCATCATCCGCCGGAAATCACGTGAGGGAACAGACTACAATCTGAAGCCTGTTCCCAAGGTGAAAGCCCCCCGTCTGACTGCCGCCCAGCTTGAGCTATTCCCCGTAAGATGACGGCATGGCCGATTCATCGTGCAGTGTGAATGAGAATGTCATTTCATAGACCTTGATGTAATGTGGCATGGCATACGAGCGGCTTTTTTCGCGTACCAGCGGCGAAGCGTTGTCCGTGCATTGCAGACACTGCAGCGACTTGTATAATTTCCCGGCCAGCTGCTGCCTTTCCCTCACCTTGTCATACGTGCCGGATGCGTAGCTTGTATCGTCGTAACAATCAATAGCCAGCCGGACGGTCAGCATGGATTCGCTTTTCTGTACCCCATATCCGAGGTCGTTCCAGTCAGAACTTGTATTTCCAATCAATACACAAGGGAAGGTGACCGGGTACTGGTCTTCTTCTGCCCCCATTTCCAATTGTCCGTAGTCCTCATCGATGAGCAAGAGTTCCGGCATTTCCTGTGCAATCTGTTCCATGATTGCGATAAAAACTTCTTCCATATCCTTAGCTGTTTAAAATGTTGGTAATTTCCTGATCCATCTTCTCCCGTATGCGGCTGTTCAATTCTTCGCTTTCGCCCATGAATTGGCGCTGCGGGATGCGAATGTGCAGTCTCTTTTTTTTGGTAAGTGCCATGTTTCTCCAGAACTGTGCTTGCGGATTCAGTTCCTTCGGTTTGGTATGTCGTTTAACGCGTTTCTTTTGCTCTGTGTCGGCTTTTTTTCTTTTCCCCGAAGCCTTGTAGAACTTGGCCCATGCAAAGCGCCTCATGCGGTCTGTGACGGTGATGTCGATTTCCCCGCCCCAGTTGTGGATGGGCGCATAGACCACCTCGTTGAACACCCTTACCCGGTAGTCGGCAGGTGTATATCCGACCGACTTGAAAAGATGCTTCCTGCCGGAGAGCAGCGTGCCGTAATTGCTGGCGGCATCGGTACCTCCCGAGGACAGCCGTTTGGCTTTGGGCCAAGGGTGAAGACCGCCATTGACAAATCCACCCTGCCGGAAGTTATCCTGAAAATGGTCTTTGGCCATTCGTCCTACCATGACTGGCATTTTGCGGCGCATCATACTGTCCAGCCTGTCACGTTTCCGCTTTATCATTTCCGTAAAATCTTTTATGTCCATAATCATCAGTAATTCAAGAATAATTTATAACTTTGCAACCGAGGCTTTCAATATGCCTTTTATGCGTTATGAATATACCGGAACAAGTAAAGAACGAGGCCCGTGTACTTATTGAGCAATACGGTGACACCTTCGAATACCTTGGTATTTATGAAGGCCAGGAAGCCTATGTGTTCAAGTTTCCGGGGGACTCCTGTACCGGTTATCCTTTCGTCTATCTGTATGACGGTAAAGACGCAACCGAAATAACCGGTCCGTTATCCCTTGACGTTATCGATTCATGTATCGAAAATATCGAGAAAGGAGACATCGAATAGCTTATTGTCAATTCTCAGGACTCCCCTGCAGTTGTGGGAAGTCGCAGCTCCTATTTCACATAAATATTTTACGTCTTTCCATTCCATTCCTGAACCGGCAGAATTATCGCTTTGGGGTTCGATATACCTTAGTTCACCATCCGCAAACCGTTGCAGGATTGTAGCATGCCCGCCCCCGCTTTTCCAACCGATGCACAATTCATACACGCCTTCTTCCTTACATACCTCATTGAAATACTCCATGTACCTTTTAGGGGTCATTTTCAGGTATCCTTTGTGCGCAAGCCAGCTGTTTATACTTATATGTTGCGCCGGAGTACCGTCGGTGTTTTTCCAGACTTCAAAAGCACGTCCATTACTCAGATATTCAAGTTTAGACCCTGCGACATTGCCTTTGGCGGTAATATCCCATCCACGTAATCGTAAAGCGTATGCCGGTGCGCAAGTCTGGCAGTTGATACTGTATGGAGTATCCCGTTTTTTATCGTAATCGCTGTTCTTCCGGTATCTGTTTCCCCTTTTATCACGATATATCCCGTTAGGATCAGGAATATACTCGTCCACGTGTTTGGGATTCGCATTCTGTTTATCCGCCTTATCCACATCCATAGGTTTTCCTTTTTTGATTTTAAGAGCCTTTTCCATTTCGAGGTTGTTCCGGGCAATGGCCATTTTTTCCTCCCCGGTAAGGTAGTCCGGCATTTCCGCAATCATCTCGTCAATACGGGCCATAAGTTTATCCACCGCTTTATGGGCACCCTTGTGGGCTTCTGCCTGATATGGATGATTGTCGGAAAACAGTTTGCCGTCCGTTCCCGGATTGTTATCCAGTCCGGGCTGGGGCTTGTTCTTGTCGTCTTCGTCCGGAAGTGGTGTCGGCTCCTCGTCGGTGGCAGTGAGGTCGCACTTGCAGTTCCACCGGTCGCCCGGTCGGTGGATGTTCCAGAACGTGTCATCAATCGGCCGGATGGTATTCCAGAACGGGCGGTGGTCAGCCCCCGGATGAATGGAGGTGGACGGTAGCCATTTGAGGTTGGGCAGAATATCGCGTTCGCGCAGGAACTGTTGCCAGTCAGCCGCCTGATGCGCCCGGATGACCGCCGTATCATACTCCGTCCGCAGCCAGTGACGAACCTGATGGGAAGCAATGGGCAAGACTTCCTGTACCCATTTGTCGAACGGTTTTAAAATGCCGTTTGAATCCAATAAAAGTCGTGCCATGTCATTCTGCATACGATGTACCTTGAATGCCGAGAATACGGCATTGTTCCGGAGTATGGCATTTCTGAAATCCTCGTCCGGAGTAATGGCCTTGGATTTGCTGAACCCTTCCTTTGCCGCCTTGTCCATCTTTGCCCATATTTCATTGAACAGGTTGATTTCGATTTCGGTTGCCGGATGAAAGTCCCTGCTGTATATGTTCAGCAAGGCACGCCGCAGCACCTCTTCGGAAAAGTCAAACTCCATGGAGATGCTGCCATTATCAGCCGCATACAGTCTGTCGACTACCAGTCTAAAGCTGCCCCGTCTGCCGGGGCTTTCACGAAAAAACCTTTGAGCCAGTTCCGGAAGTTTCTTTTCTGTTTCGGTGTCGGTTCATCATCCCGTCCCTTATTCGCTGGCTCCGGCTCCTTCTTCGGGGTTGGAATCTGAGCAGCCTGTGCAGCCTCCCTTTGTTCAGCCTTCAACTGCTCGTAGTTGGCCGGTTTGTCGATGCCGAATTCCTCATAGAGATAGTCGTCGTCGATGGGGATGTTGAAGTTCTTCTTCAGCTGCGTAAGGATGGATATTTTAGTGCCTGCATCCGTTTCCTTCGGTTCCGGGTAGCAGAATGTACCCCCTTCAGTATTGATGCCCATGTGCAGCAGAATGTCCGTCATGTCGTAATTTAACACATTGAGCACGTACTTCCGGTCGGCCTCCAGCACCTTGTCCTCCACCTTCTTATGAACCGTACCCAAAGCCTGCGTGCCTTTTTCGGACGATTCGGTTGTCAGCGTATTGCCCAGTATCAGTTTGGATATTTCATTGTTGCACCGTTCGCAGAGGCGTTCATAGACATCGGCAGACCCCGTTTTGTTTCCGGCTTCCGTAAGTTTGAGTTCTGTGTCCTTGGCATGAAAGAACTGCGCCAGACTTCCGGCGTTGGCCGCATCCTCCATGGCTCGCTGGCGGGACTCGTCGTCGTCGGAATCATAGATATATTCCTGGATAGGCATGCCGAATACCTCGGAGAACTGTGCCCAGTCGCCCGTAGTGTTACGTTTGTAGATGACCCAAGGTGCAGCCTTGGCCAACAGCCCTAAATCGGACGGTGAACCCACAAAAAGCAGGTCGGTATATTCATTCCAGGAATGGCCAGTAATGTCCGTCTGGTGGCGCAGGATGAGTTCCCTGACCGGATCCACATGCTTACGCGGTACCAGGTCGTAGTCCACCCACTCCTGCAGCTTGTAGAACTGGCAGAGCGAGAAGCCCCAGAATTTCGCATCAAGGATGTCACCCACCAGCCGGTTGAACCAGGGCGACTGTATCTGTTCGTTGATTTTATCGTCGGGCTTCCCGTCCACCCGGAATTCCATGTTGGAGCACAGCACGGCATTCTTTCGCTTTTCGAGCACACAGGAAAGGTGGGTATCCATCAGAATGTCCTCGTAGAGGTCATAAAGTTTGTAACGTCGCGAGAAATCGACATTCTCGGCCGCCCTTACGGCTGCCATGTAGTCGGAAATGTCCAGCCCGAAGCGTTTGGGCTGTGTGAGCACAATCACATTCGGTCTCTTTTGTCCCGGCAACGTGAAGTTTCCCCCTACGGTGATGATGCCGGCTTTGTTGTTTTTTCTGTTTTTCTTTTTCATGATGCTTGCTTTTTACCAGTGGTTCGTTCGTTTGCGGTTGCTTTGAATGCGGAAATCCGACCTGCCCGCCCTTTGTTCCTCGGGCAGCAGCGGAGCCCCTTCGATTGAAATGTCCTCGTCGGCCACCGCCTTCATCCATTCCACCGCCCGTTCGTAACGATCCTTGCGTACCTGGGAAAGTTTCTGCGGGTTGTGGATGCAGAAGATGTGATAGACCGTCATATCGATGACCATCATCAGCACGAGCTGGTTCCGGTTGTCCCCGGTGGCCGCAAAAATCTTGTTGCAGTCGTAGCGTTTGCTCAAATAACACCGCATTTCGGCAATGGCCCTGTCCTCGCAAACCTCAATGACCGTTTCGTCTTCGCGAACCAGTGCGTCGAGGATGTCTCGGTGGATGCTCGCATCGTAATCGGTAAGTTCAACAAATTTGCTCATAGTCCTATTGTTTTAGAGTTGTCATAATCTTTTCTTATTCCGTTTTCTTACATCCTTCCGTGATCGGAATACGGGCGGTTCAATGCGCCTGATCAGTTCGTCAATGATACGGTTCGCCCCTTCGACCGCATCCGGTCCGTCGGCCGGATAGCGCATGGTCAGGGTGAACAACTTGAACTGATCCTCCAGTTCCTTCATGTGCGGATTGTCCCGTTCAGCCTCGTTGAGGATGAGGTTCCCCTCGCGGTTGAGCGGTTCAAGGTTGGCCTCGATGCGCGTAGCCTTGTCCGTCTTCTTCTCCTCGTCGCCCCGGATGAACAGCGCAATCTTCTGTTCGCGGCGTACTTTTGCCACCAGCGGTTTGAACACCTGTTGGAAGAAAGGGTCCTGCAGCTTGTTGTTCTCCATGTAGCAATAGACATTGGTCTTGCCCCCGACAAATTCAAGCATCCGGACATACCAGTCAATGAACTCCGCATTGAGCGCCTGTGCCAGGAAAGTCTTGATGACGTAAAGCCTGCCACCCAATTTGCCACAGAGCGAAACCGTCTTGAAGGATTTGCCTTTCTTACCCTTGCTTTCGCCCGGTGCCGGGTCGCCATACACCACGAGGAACTTGAATTTGGAGAGTGCCGGAACCTTGCCGTATGCAATGTTCTCGAATACCTCGCCCACGGAAATCGGGTTGTTGAAATATTCTCCCTGTGCCGCCTTTTTGGATATTTTGGACAGTGTGCGGTCGATGTCCTCTTCCGAGTTCTTTTCCGGCCATGTGGAAAAACCGTTTTTGTCGCGGATGTTCACGATGTCCCAGGAGTCGGCCATTTCGCCCGCCCTCACCACGCAGCAGTCCTTGGCGATGATGTTTCCGCAGAAGATGACCAGTGTAGGTTCGGAAATGGACCTTGTGGGATACAGCGCATTTTCCCACCAGTCCCAGCGCTTCTGGATGATGTCCGGGTTCTTGGTATCCTCGTCCGTATCAAAGTCATCGACCAGCAGCACGTCGGGACGTATGGCCTCGTTTCGCGAACCACGCGGAGATTGTCCGGCACCCAGTGCGCGGAAAGAGACCTTCCCTTTGGTGGTGAATTCATCCTCGGTCCATGAGCCCGGCAGTTCCTGTTTGCCGTAGTATGCCATGATGCGTCCGTTGGCTTCGAGATTGGCCCGGTAGGGATCGAGCAGGCGCACCGCATTGTCCTTGCTGTTGGAGGTCAGAATCACATTCTTTTTGCGTCCGGTAAGCGTGAGATTCATGACGATGAACATGGTGACGGTGGATTTGGCCAGCTCACGGCTCCAAGAAAGCACCTCAAACCATTCATCGTGTGCAATGATCCGCCGGATAGCCTTTTTCTGGAAGTCGGCAAATTCATATTTGGCATAATTCGGAAAAAAGAACTTGATCCATTCTATGGGATGTTTCTCAAGATATTCCCGGTGTTTTTCCCGTTCGGCTGCCGTCATGTTCCTATCGACCGGTGTAGCCCTTGCGATGTCTTCTTTGTACTTCTCCCAATCGAGGAGAGCGAGTCTGTCAGTCTGTTTCATTGTCTATCCCTTTATAATTTGTCTTTAATGTACGCATCGGCCAGCCGGGTGATTTCCTTTGCCTTTTCGAGGTCGGCCGCCCGTACCCAGTCGATGAGCCCGGTGAGGACACTGATGATGTCGGCAATGCCCACTTCCTGTTCCATGTTGCGTATGGCCGCCGACAGTTTCCCGAGGATGTCAGCCTCCTTGGATGAGGGGAACCGTTCCCCTTCGGGCCGTTCGGCGATGGCCTTGTTTATTTCGGCCACCTGCCGGTAGAGGTTAGCCACCTGTTCCTGCCTTGTGAGCGTAAGCCCCACCTTCTGTTCCTCCCACTTCCCGGCCCGTACCCAGTTGGACACGGACACCCGTGACACGCCCACCCGGTCGGCGATTTCCTGCTGTGTGAGGTTTTCCTTGAGGTACAAAGTCTTTGCCCATTCCTTTTTCTGGGCATTCGTCAAATCTGCCATAAATCGTCCTTTTTAGTTGTAAATCACGTTACAAAATTGCATGAAAAAGCGGGGTTTGTAAAAGCGCGTACGCATGATGACGGGGTACAGCGTTATGATAACGCCAGAAAATGTTATGATGCGGACGCGGTTTCTTGTTGCCATGGGAATGTTCTATTTTCGCATCATCGAAAGGCGGGGAAGACCGCAGGAAAGTGTATGACGATGAGCAGATTTTTCAATATTACAACGAGTGACGACGGCACCAGTACGATATTCCTGTATGGGGACATCGGAGACTATACGGAGGTGCAAAGCGGGCGCATAGCCCAGGAACTGATGGAAGCCGAACGCGTGAGCCGACGCATCCATGTGCGTATCAACAGCAACGGCGGGGAAGTGTACAGCGGCATTGCGATATTCAACGCCCTGCGCCATAGCCAGGCCGACATCCGCATTTATGTGGATGGCATAGCCGCCAGCATGGCCAGTGTGATAGCCCTTTGCGGCAAGCCCGTAGAAATGAGCAAATATGCCCGTCTGATGCTGCACAGTGTGAGTGGCGGGTGTTACGGCAACAAGCAGGACCTGCAGCGCTGCATGGAAGAGATAGAAAGCCTGGAGGGCAGCTTGAGCGAAATCTATGCCGAGCGACTGGGCATGAGCCAGGAAGAAGTGAAACAGACCTATTTTGACGGCGAGGACCACTGGCTGACTGCCCAGGAAGCCCTGGACCTCGGTTTCATAGACGGCATCTATGATGCAGACCCCGTGCCGGCCGACAGTACGCCGGCACAGATATATACTTTATTCAATAACCGGCTCATTGAGCCACAAAACAACAGAGAAGACATGAATCTGGAAGACGTAAAGAAACGCCCGCGCTTCAAGGACTGCGCGAGTGATGCAGATGTGTTCCGCCTGATGGACCAACTGGAGGAAGAGGCCGGCAAGGTACCTGTCCTTACGAAAGAGAACACCGACCTGAAGGCCAAGGTGAAGACCTACGAGGACAAGGCTGCAGCCGAAGACCTTGCCGCCCGCAAGCAGCTGCTTGACGCAGCCGAGCAAGACGGCCGCATCGATGCGACCACCCGCCCCATCTACGAAAACCTTTTGGCCAATGACCGCGAGAACGGCGAAAAGGCCCTGGCCCAACTGCCGGTGAAGCGCCGTGTGATGGAAGACCTGCACCTGGAACCGAACGGAGATGAGAGTCCCTGGGCCAAGCGCATGCGAGAAATAAAGGACAAACGTAAAAAGTGATTGAACTATGGCAATAATTGTAAGAAACACGAATTACAGCGGCGAGGTACTGGAACAGTTGCTGACGCTTGCCGCTACGAGCAATGAGATTGTGGAAAAGGGGCTGATTATGGTGATTCCCGGTGTGGAAAAGAAAATCAGCCTTCCCCGCCTGAAGACCGGCAAGATGCTTCAGAAGCGCAAGGAGAACCCCGGTGTGGAGGATTCGAAGGGAAACTTCAACTACGACGAGAAGAGCCTTGACCCGGTGGACTTCATGGCCTTTACGGTATTTAACCCCCGCACGTTCGAGAACATCTGGCGCAAGTGGCAGCCGAAGGGCAACCTGGTATTCTCGGAACTTCCGCCCGAAGCGCAGAACGCCCTGCTTGCCGAGCTGGCCAAACAGGTGCAATTTGAACTGGGTGACCACTATGTGAACGGCGAATATGGGGATGATGACGACCACCTGTTTAACGGCATCCTGACCCAGATGGCCAAGGATACTGAGGTGATTGTGGTGGACAGCGCAGAATCGACCATGCTGGGCAGACTGAAAGCTATGCGTGCGAAGATTCCTGTAGCCATCCGCAACAACCCGGACCTCCGCATCCTGATGAGTGTGAACGACTTTGACAAGTATGACGACGAACTGACCCAGCGCGAGGCAAAGAACACGAGCGAAACCGACGTGAATGCCCGCCGCTACAAGGGCATTACCATAGAGACGCTTGCCGCCTGGCCCGATGATCTGATTGTGTGCACCCTCTGTTCGCCCGATGCCGGCGGCAACCTGTTTGCGGCTGTGAACCTGCAGGACGATGAAGACGTGATTCAGATTGACAAGATTTCGAACGCAAGCGAACTGTACTTCTTCAAGATGCTGATGAAGGCCGATACGAACATTGCCTTCGGTGAAGAAGTGGTGGTATTGGACAAGCGCAGCAACCCCGTGTTCAAGGCGAGCGAGAAGAAGATTTCAGTTGATCCTGCCAGTGTGACCCTTGAGGCAACCGGTGGCAGCGAGGAGGTGACTGTGACCGCGAGTGGAGAATATGAGATTGGCAGTGCCCCTGCCGGCTTCAAGGTGGAAGCGACGGATAACGGTGTGAAGATTTCGGCCGGTGCAAACAGTGGCAGTCAGAAAACTGGTACGCTGACCCTTACACTCAATGCCGACCGCAGCAAGACGGCCAAGATTACCATTACCCAAAACCAGAAAGGATAAGATGATATGGCAAAGTTGAAGTATCTGGTAATTCATTGTACGGCAACGCCGGAGGGGCGTGAGGTATCATCGGCGGACATCCGGAAGTGGCACACTTCGCCCGTGAGCCAGGGCGGCCGAGGCTGGAAACAGGTGGGCTATACCGACCTGTTCCACCTGCAGGGCGGAGTGGAACGACTGGTGAACAACAACGAGGATGCGCAGGTGGATCCGTGGGAAGTGACGAACGGCGCGAAGGGATACAACAGCGTGAGCCGCCACATTGTGTATGCCGGCGGTGTGGCCAAGGATGGCAAGACCCCGAAGGACACGCGTACCGGCTGCCAGAAAAAGGCACTGGAGAAGTATGTGAAGGACTTCCACCGCAGATTCCCGGATGTGCGCATTGTGGGACACAACGAGCTGGCGGCCAAAGCCTGCCCCAGCTTTGATGTACAGAAATGGCTGAAAGAAATAGGTATTAACCAATAATAAAAGAAACAATCAATGAAACGAATGATGCTGTTTATGATGCTGATGCTCGGTGTGGTATCGGCTGTGATGGCCCAAGGGACCGATGTTCCGGCAACGGACTATGACGCAATGATTGGCACCTTTGCCGGTTTTGCAGCCGGTGTGGTGGTGCTTACCGAAGGTTTGAAGGGCTTGTTCCCTAATATGAAAGGCTGGGTGACGCAGCTGGTAAGCTGGTGTGTGGGCCTGGTATGCGTGATGCTGCTGTGGTGGCTTGATGCGGGGTTTGTGAGTGATGTGAGCTGGGACATTGCCTTGCTGTATGGCTTTGGTGCCTCGCTTGTGGCCAACGGCGTGGCTGACACGGGACTGGTGCAGTGGGTTATCGGGTTATTCCGCAAGAAACGCGAGGAAGCAGCATAAAAGGTTGACTGACTAAAAAACGGGTGGTATGGATTTGAGCGAATTTATGAACATCATTCTTAGCGGCGGCCTTGTGGGCACTGCAGCAGCCATCGGGTCATTGCGTGCCACGGTGAGGAAAGCGAAAGCGGAAGCGATGAAGGCCGAAGCCGACGCGGAGGGTGTGCGTGTGGACAACGCGGAACATGCCACCCGCGTTTTGGTAAGCAACATTGTGGTACCCTTAAAAGAAGAACTGAATGCAACAAGAAAAGACCTGCAGGCCAACAAGCGCGAAATGGCGCGACTGCGCAAGGCCATTGACACTGCCAACAGTTGCCGTCATCATGATGACTGTCCTGTGCTTGGCGGGCTGCGCAAGCAGCAGGAAGAGCATGACGGCGGAGAAGACACAGACGGAAACGGCAAGCGCCGACAGCGCGAGCGGAAGCCGACGGGCGGGACTGGTGATGGCGGGGGTACCGGCGAGTTCGGTGAAGCTGTCTATACCTGCGGACAGCCTCCGTAAACTTCCTGAAGGCGCGGTGTATCGCGGGAAGAGCGGCCAGGCCAACCTGACGGTAGGCAGCGACGGTAGCGGTAACATTGTGGCCGAAGCCTCGTGTGACAGCCTGCAACAGTTGGTGCTGTGGTATGAAGAAGAGCTGGCGCGCATCCGTAGCGAAACCAAGAGTGAAATTTCAAATGACGTTCAAACGGTAGAAAAACGCCCTCCGAACCGGATGCGGACGTTTATGACAGGTGTATTGGCCGGCATCTTGGCCGGTGTGTTATTAACCATGAAATTGAAAAGAAGATGAACAAGAATTTTATGTACGGCCTGGGAGCCGTGAAATACAATGACTTCGTGATAGGCTATATTGAAAAAGGCTCGTTTGACCTGAACGGCCAGAAGCCCGAAGCTGCAAAGATTGAGGCGGAACAGGCACCGGGTGCCCCCGTGCTGATCATTCCGCAGAGCAACGGCAGCATCGCCCCCACATTCAACGTAATCCAGACGGACTACAAGAACCTGCATGCCCTGCTGGGCGGCACGCTGCACTATGCGAAAGAAGACAGCCAGAAGAAGAACCCAATAGGCTGGACCGCCCCACAAGCCGCCCTGCTGATGCAAGGTCCTTTCGAACTGGCACTGGTGAGCGGACGGAGCATCCTGATACCGAACGGCACGCTGCTGAGCAACCTGGGCGGTAAGCTGACGCTTACGGAAACGGCCAAGATAGAATGTACGTTGGAGGTGGCTATGCCGGAGGACGGTTCGCAGCCCTACGGCGTGTTTGACTCGGAAACCCTGCCCGAAGAGTGGGGAGAGCACAAGCTGCCTGCAGCGGGAGCAACGGCGGCTGCCTCGGTTCAAAGTGAGGAGGCCACAAGCAAGGAGACCACAAGCAAGGAGGGATAGTGTATGGCTGACCGGCTGGAACAACTGATAGAAATGGAGTGTGCGGATGCGCTGCTGGACAGCGGCGTGTCCGTTCCTCTTAAAAGGTGGAAGCTCCCATGGCTGAAACGCCCGCTGGAGGTGCGTGTGACGATGAAGCGCCCGCGACTGCGCGGGCAGATCCTGCTGGCGAGGGAATACCTGAAGATGGGTGTAGAACCCGGGTGGCAGCCGAAGGACAAGACCGAGGAACTAAGCTTTGTAGCGGAACATGGCAAGGCTGTGAGCCGTCTGCTGGCCTATACGGTGTGCCGTGGCTATGTGTCGCGACATGTGGGTATCGGTGTGACGGCATGGGTGCTTCGGAACTTTGTGGAGTGGAAGTATCTGATGGCGCTGTTCCGAACGTTTGAGCGGCTGATGGGCACGAAGGATTTTATGCGTATTATCAGCTCGGCGGCACGGGCGAACCCGATGAGTCCGAGACTGAGCCAGGCAAGGAAGGGGAGTTAAGGACCCGTTATGAAGGTTCCCATAGCCCTTTCGGCTTCCTGTGGCAGATAGCGAGCGCGACCGGCTGGAGTGTGGATTACATTCTGGACGGTGTGAACTGGCAGACGCTGATACTGATGCTGAGCGACGCGCCGCGGTATGTTCGGCAGAAGAGGGGCAGCGGTAAGTGTGACCGCCACCCGGAGCGCAGCGCCGAGGATGAAGCGAACGATATAGTAGGATTTTTTCAAAGCAAACTGGAATGAGTAAACCTGTAGAAGTTGAATTTTTGATGAAGGACAAACTCACGCCCGGCATGAACAAGGCCGAGCGTGAGGCGCTGGAACTGCGTAATACCGTCAGGCTGCTGGAGGCTGAACTGGAAAGGCTGCGCCTTGCCGGGGAGACAGCCGCCCCCAATCTGGACCAGAGTGCCAATATCTCGCAGATCCATGCACTGGAGAAGCAGCTTGAGGAATTGCGGAGCCAGTTGAAGTTTCTGCAGGAGGAATCGGAATCTGTACAGGTCACTCCAGCAGATGTACCCAATGCACAGCGCCAGTTCAATGGGCTTCATAACAGCATCCAGCAGATGGCACGTGAAATGCCTTCCTTGGCAATGGGACCGCAGATGTTCTTTATGGCTATATCCAACAACCTGCCAATCTTTACCGATGAGTTGGCCCGTGCCCGGAAAGAATACGATGAGCTGCAGAAGTCCGGCAAGAAAGGCACACCGGTATGGAAGCAGGTTCTGTCCTCACTCTTTTCCTGGCAGACGGCCATGACCACCGGCATCATGCTGCTGGTAATGTACGGTGATGAAATCTGGGATTGGACGAAAAACCTGTTCAGTGCCAAAAAAGGCGTGGATGAATTCAACATATCACTCAAGGAAATGACCGAGATAGAGAAGGACGGCCGTGCCCAGATGGTGCGTACCCGCTTCGAACTGAAATCGGTCATCGACGAGATAAAGAACTTCACCGGCAGCAAGGAACAGGAAAAGGCGAAGGTAGAGGAACTGAACCGCAAGTACGGGGAATCTTTCGGATATTATAAAACACTTTCCGAATGGTATGATACCATCATACAAAAGAGTGAGGATTATGTGCAATCCCTCTTCCTCCAAGCGAAAGTACAGAATTTAGTAAAAAAAGCGTCAGAGGTTGATGAAAAAATAGCCGAGGCAGAGGCTAAGGACGAGAGTGAATTTGATACTTGGTGGGGATATGGAGGAAAGGTTGACCGTTTCTTTTCTTCGGATCAATCATATAAACAGAATAATAACGGACGCTGGAAAAAAAAGGAAGAAATAGACCGGCTTACAGCAGAGTATAACGGATATATATTAGAGGCGGAAAATTTAACCAAGGAGCGTTTGAAACTGGAACAGGAGTCAGGCATTGGTGGACACATTGACCCCAAAAAACCAGAAACAGACCCGGAAGCGGAAGCCAAGCAACGGCTGGCCACAGAGCGCAGGCTGGCGAAGGATCTTGCCGTCTTGCAGGCAGAAAACCGGAAGGAAGAGATAGACCGCATGCAAGCCGGTACCGAAAAGAAACTGGCACAAATCGAATATGACTATAAAGCGAGAAAAGAAGAAATTAACCGGCAGGAAGCCGACTGGAAGCGTGAGAACAAGGAAGCCGGCATATCCACCGGCGGAAACGGATTGACCCCGGAACAGACGGATGCCCTTGCTGCTGCCCGGGATTCCAACGACAAGAACCGGAGTGCAGCTCTTGCTGCCACCTTTGAGGAAGAAAAGGAAAAAGAAACCGAAGCCATGCGAGATTACCTGTCGGAATATGGCAACTACGAGGAAAAGAAACTGGCCATCACGCAGGAGTATGAAAAACGCATTGCAGAAGCCACAACAGAAGGCGAACAAAAAACACTTCAGGAGGAGTTGAAGAAAAAGATGGCAGATCTGGACATGGAGGAACTGAAGGAAGGGTTGGACTGGGAATCCGTCTTCGGAGACCTTGACAAGGTATC